GTCCTAGTCCATCACCTAGTCCTAGTCCATCACCTAGTCCTAGTCCATCACCTAGTCCTAGTCCTTCACCTAGTCCTAGTCCATCGCCTAGCCCTAGTCCATCGCCCAGTCCAAGTCCATCACCTAGTCCTTCGCCTAGTCCATCGCCCAGTCCAAGTCCATCGCCTAGTCCAAGTCCATCGCCTAGTCCAAGTCCATCGCCTAGTCCAAGTCCATCGCCCAGTCCAAGTCCATCGCCCAGTCCAAGTCCATCGCCTACGCCATTTGCACCTGCATCACCATTTGCACCGGCAGCACCAGCTGCGCCAACAACTCCTGCTGCGCCAACACCAGCACCAGCAGCCCCAACACCAGCACCAGCAGCCCCAACACCTGCTCCTGCTGCGCCAACACCTGCTCCTGCTGCGCCTACACCAGCACCAGCAGCACCTACTCCGACACCAACGCCAGCGGCGGCACCTACACCATCGCCTGTTTCTCTTAAAAAATATATAAGTTTGTATGGTAATTCAGAAGACTTGGAAACATGGGAAGAGGGAATTACATTTGATGCTTATGGAAACAGCATAGCTGAAAGACCTACATTTAATGATACATTAGGATTTTTATTACAATACAAAGCTTTTCCACAAATAGTCAGTAGTGAAGACTATGGCTATTATTTGGGAACTATTTATCAGTCCAGCTCATCTGGATCTAATTATAATCAAAGAGCAGAAAATAATATGCCAGACTATAGCGAGCCATCGCTATGGGTATCAAAGGATGGTGTTTTTTGGAGATGTTTAAATTTTAGTAATTTCCGATGTAATGGTGTAATATTTGATGGTTCGTGTTTCGTTGTTTCTGGAATAAAAAGTGGTCCCACATCATGGACCAATGGATCATTTGTTAATGAGGGAGTGATTTATAAATCTACTCCTGTTTCATCTTGGACAGAATTTCCTACTGGGATTGATAGTTGGGATGAATATACTTTTGCTAATAAATATCCTTGTATTCAAGGACATAACGATGATGGTTATTTTGCTTCATTCTGCTCTATAACAAATGTAAATAATTGTTATAGTGGAACAAGTTCTAATTTATCATCTTGGTCTTATAGTAGTTCAAATATTAATTTTGGCAAAATAGTTTATGGCAAAATAAACGATAATCCATTATATGTTTCTCTTTCACAAACACTAAATGTTTCTTTAATAAGATACTCAAGTGATTGTTTGTCTTGGACTGAAGCAGATGTCCCAAGACCAAATAATGTCAATTGGACTGATATAGCTTTTGGTGCCAACAAATTTGCAATGTGTTCTGCGATTCACTATGCAGGAAGTTTTGAAAGCAATATAGATGCTGAAATATTTTTTGCTAGTACATTTGATGGTTCTGATTGGGGTGTTGTAAACCATACTTTATACACAGCAATAGAACCACCTCCTTATACTTTTCACTATCAATATACTGCTCTAAAACAATCTTTTTCTTATGCAGAAGACAAATTCATTCTTTCTTTAGAATTAAACAGATTGGCTCTTTGGAATTTCAGCACAACTATTGTTTACAAAAATATCTATAGTGTTGCTGGTTTGGTTTGGTCAGACATAAACAATTCTGATAAATATTTTGGCTATGTCATTAGAGGCAATACAGAAGCGACTTATTTGCCTCCGGGGAATACTCCAGTTTCTACATCTCCTGTAAATTGTGTTTACGATTTGTATGCTTGGGGCAATAACTTAGTTGGTAAACTAGGCACAGGTAATGATGTTAATTATTATGCACCACAAAAAATAACAATTGATAATGATTGGGAATATGTAGAAACAAACACAAATGATAACGCATTGTTACTTTTAAGAAATGGAAAATTATATGGCTTAGGAAGAAGTGCATATTTAGGTAATGGTAATTTGTATTATAGTTTAGGAACTTTAGAAGCTCCGTTGACTCCTGTTTCTGTAATGGAAATAAAAAGAATAGATTTAATTGATGATGGAGGATCTAATAGCTGGAAGCAAATTAGTATGGGTAGATACCATACTATTGCTATAAAAGATGATGGAGGTGATAATAATGCTTTATTTGGTTGGGGTTTCGGTCCATTTTTAGGAATTAACTATGATGGATTTTCGCAAATAAACTATCCAACAAGAATAGGAAATGATACAGACTGGCAATTAGTAGCTTGCGGATATAATTATACCTTAGCTATTAAACAAGTTGGTCCCGGTCCATCAATAAGTGGTGAATTATATGGATTTGGTCAAAATGATTTTGGTCAATTGGGAGATGGAACAACTACAACCAGATTACAAATAACACAAATTGGAGTTGCTAATGATTGGTCTTTTGTTTGTGCAAGTATTGGACAATTAAGTACTAATGATAATCCGAATGCTTCTCCCGAACCATTTTGTTTTGGTATTAGAAATGGTGAGCTTTATGCTTGGGGTGGTAATGGTTATGGTCAGCTTGGTTTGGGAGATTTGACTAATAGAACAAGTCCAAATAAAGTAGGAAGTTATAGCGATTGGACACATGTAAGCGCAGGTGAATGGCATGCTTTAGGCATTAGAAATGGTATACTTTATTCTTGGGGAGATAATTATTATGGTCAATTAGGATATGGAATTGGTGCTGGAATTCCATACACAGATCCAAAATATTATCCAAAAATTAATTCAAAAGTGCCCAAAAAAGTTGCTACAGGCTTTACTGATTGGGTGTATGTAAAAGCAGGAAAATATATTTCATTTGCAATAAGATCAAATGGTCTTTTGTATGGATGGGGTGCTTCTGATCCATTTTGCCAATTAGGCTTAGCGCAAATTACATCACCAGAAACTTGTTATTATGATGATTTTACACCTTCACAAGATAAAATATGGACTCCAATTCAAATTGGAGATGCTAGTAATAATTATTATCTTGAAAATTGGAATTCTTTAACAACAAAATGGAATTCAGTTTATGCTCTAAATCTTTGTGGCGCATTAACTCCAGCAGCACCAAATGCTCCCGGCATTACACCAGCGGTGCCAACATCGCCAGCAACTCCTGCAACTCCAATTACGGCAACTCCAGCTGCAACTTCTGTATGCACTTTATATGGATGGGGATCTAACTCAAATGGTCAAATAGGTGTATACAATCCCGGCAACGATATTGGAGACTGGTATCTTTATACTGTTCCAGTTGATGTTTCTACAGCTGATTTCTGGCAAAAAATATCTGTAGCATTCCACACACTAGGAATTCTTAATGGAGCTTTGTATGCATGGGGCAAGAATGATCATTCACAATTAGGAAATGACAACATATCTGATTCTTATCAACCGATAAGAATTGGTGGAGATATTGGATGGGAAGAAGTTTCAGCAGGAGATGGATATTCTCTTGGCATAAGAAGCGGATCACTTTATGGATGGGGATATAACAGATACAATTGTTTGAATCTAGTTGTAGGAAATACTTACAGAATTCCAACACAAATTGGAGTTGATACTGATTGGCAATACATTTCAGCTGGAACTTACACATCATTTGCCATTAAAACAAATGGTAATCTTTATTCTTGGGGATGGAATGTCGATGGTCAAACAGGAACCGGCGCTGTCTCAAGTTACACTTCATTGCAACAAATAGGTTCATCTGGCGGATGGACACAAGTTTCTGCTGGTCAAAGCTATGCTTTAGGCATCAGAAATGGTCGCTTGTATGCTTGGGGCGATAACACATATGGTCAATTGGGTGATGGAACATACACGCAAAGATTAGTGCCGACACAAATTGGTTCGGCAACAAACTGGGATTATGTAGTTGCTTCGCAAATAGGCGTTTCTCTAGGTATTAGAGCAGGATATTTGTTTGCTTGGGGCAATAATAATTTTGGTCAATATGGAACAGGCGGAACTATCAGCGTAAATGCGCCAGTTTTAGTTGGATTCTGGAACAATTGGGATAAAATTGTTGTAGGATACACTTCCACATTTGGACTTAGAGGAAATGAACTTTATGTATGGGGTAATAATGATGCCTCATTTGGTGATAATAGCCCGCCAACTTACATAACATATGAACCAGTCATAAATCCATTATTGAGCAATGTTGGAGATATTTTTGCTAAAAATAAAACAGTATTTGCAATTGATTGCACACCTCCGACACCAGTTACGCCAACAACACCAATTACACCAGCAATTCTAACTCCTAATGCTCCAAATACTCCTGTATCGCCAGTAACACCAACATTTTCTCCTGTTTATAACAATTGTGGTGTTTATTCATGGGGATATAACAATTATGGTCAATTTGGTGATGGCACAAACACAAATAAAAATTTCCCAACATTCGTATCAAATTACAATGGTTGGGAAAAAATTTCAGTAAGTTACCATGTTTTAGCTATTATTTATGGAGAATTATATGCATGGGGATGGAATGCTTATGGGCAAATAGGAAATAATTCCACAACAGACAGCAACACTCCAATTAAAATTGGTGAAGAAAACACTTGGACAGATATTGCCACTGGTGGCGAATCTTCTTTGGGCATAAGAAGCGGAAGACTTTATGGTTGGGGGCATAATAGATTTTACCATCTAGGTTTGCCTAATTTAAGTTACATTACCCCAACGCTTGTTGGCAATGACACTAATTGGGCAAAAGTTTATTGCGGAAAATACACAACATTCTTAATAAAGACAAATGGTGATCTTTATTCAATGGGATGGAATGTCAATGGTCAAACAGGAACAGGTGCAGTATCAAGTTACACATCTTTGCAACAAATTGGATCATCTGGCGGATGGACAGAAATTTCAGCTACAACATTTTATGCTCTAGGTATTAGAAATGGTGCCCTGTATGCTTGGGGTAACAATGATTTTGGCAATTTGGGCGATGGTACAACCACTCAAAGACTTGTCCCGACACAAATAGGAGCATTTACTGATTGGGAATTTGTTTCTGCTGGAGAAAATAATGTTTCGTTTGGCATAAGGAACGGAAATCTTTATGCTTGGGGTAATAATGCTTTTGGTCAATTTGGTGATGGCACAACAACAAACAGTTCATCTCCTATATTAATTGGCTTGGATAGTGATTGGCAAAAAATTGGCAGCGTTTATACTACTACAATAGGATTAAAAGGCAATAAAGTTTACGCTTGGGGACAAAATAATGGGTTATTTGGAACTGGTAATAATAATGATAGCACTACACCTGTAGAAATAACCACTCTTGATCCTGTTACAAATATTTATTTGAATGCATATACAACATTTGGAATTGGTTGTGCTGTTATAACTCCTGTTTCTCCTGTCACGCCTGTAGTTCCGACAACGCCTGCTGTGCCAACGCCAACAGTACCAGTTACTCCGACAGTAACACCTACAACACCAACTATATCTCCAATTTCTCCAATATTTTGTAATAATATTTCTTTTGTCGCCACAAGTTACGCTAACACTTCACTTGCATCTGAGGATGGACAAACATGGATTGAAGGGCAAGTTGATAATAGTTTGTTGACAACTGTTCTCGATATAGCTTTTGGTGATGGAAAATTTGTTGGAGTAGCCTCATCAGGCAATGGGACATATGCTTACGCATATATTACTTTCAATGGATTATATTGGTCGCAATATGATATGCCAGATGGTACATCAAATCCGGGTGATAACATATGGCGATGGACTTCGGTTGCTTATGGAAATGGAAGATTTGTTGCTGTAAACGAGGGAAGTCCTTCTGTAGGAACATTGTATTCAGCTATATCGCCACCTACATCTTTCCCTGAAAATGAAACTATTCCGGGGACTGTTTGGGCAACACATATTTTACCTATTCAGGCTATCTGGTTATCAATTTCTTATGTAAATGATAATTTCGTAATTATTGGTCAAGATTCAAGTTTTAGCACTGTGGTTGTCACATCTCCAGATGGGTTAAACTGGACTCAACAAACTGTTGCGGGAAGCGGAATTGTTGTTGGCATTAATATTAAAACAGCCTACGGCAATGGAAAGTATGTTACTCTTGATGGATCTGCTCCAAACGCAAAGGCATTAACATCAACTGATGGTCTTACTTGGACATTCAGTTCTATGGGATTCAGTTTTACTTACCCGTTAAAATCGATAGCATTTGGTGCAAACAAATTTGTTGCCGTTGGTCAAGGAAATAAATTTGCCTATTCAACAAATGGAACAACTTGGCAATTAGGAAATATGCCTTCTAATAAGACATGGAATAGAGTTGTATTCTTTAATAATAAATTTGTTGCAAATGCGTTTTATGGTGGTGCTGCTGCTGTTTCATATGATGGTATTAATTGGACAGAATATGAACTTCCTTATAACAACAACTTGAGTGCATTAGGAGCAGGATGTCCTTCAGTTGCGCCTACAACTCCAGTTTCACCAGTTACATTTGACATTGTCACTACAGCCGAATCAGTTGCTGCCACATCAACCGATGGAGTTGATTGGGCAGGTAGTACCATGACATTCTTGTCAGATTACGGGTCATCTGTTGCTTATGGCGATAACAAATTTGTTGCAGTTATTAAAGGCGATGATAACAAACTTACTGGTCAAATAAATGAGATTTCTTATTCATATGATGCTAGCGAATGGAGATCTGCTGCATTACCAAGACCAACGCCTACAACAAGTTATTTCTGGAAAGATATAGCATATGGAGCAGGAAGGTTCGTAGCAATCGCAAATGGAGATAAATACGCTTATTCAACTAATGGAATTAATTGGACACAAGGCACTCTTCCATTATCTACAACTTGGTTAACTATATCTTTTGTCAATGGATATTTCGTAGTACATTCTGTTAATAGATTTGCATATTCAAGCGATGGCATAAATTGGACATTGAGACCATTACAAGCCACATTGCCAGCTTTGCGAGATTCTAAAATTGTTTACGGTAATGGAAAATATTTGACATCCATAATAGGAAATGGAATTGTTTACACAACAAGTTTAAATCAAGAGTGGATTGAAGTTTACAATTATTTCAGTGGACCAGTTGTTTATGGAGATGGAAAGTTTGTAGCAGTTGAAAGTATTGGCAACAGAACTGGCTATTCAGTTGATGGCGTTAATTGGTATCTTGGCAATACTTTGCCATCATCTGAAGAATGGTATTCAATAGCTTACATTAACAATAAGTATGTAGCAGTTGCAAAACTTTATGATTATGCTGCTATTTCTAATAATGGATTCATTTGGACACAACATCCACTGCCAGCTTCATTCTCTATTGGTGGTGGAAGTCATATTTGGACATCAATTGCTTATGGCTTAGCAACGCCAACACCAAATGCAATAACTCCAACAAGCCCAATTACTCCTGTTGTTACTCCTGTTGTTACTCCTGTAAGCCCAATAAGCCCCGTATTTACTCCTGTAAGTCCAACACCAGTTCCGACTCCGATTCCAACACCGATACCTGTCCCAACTCCAGCGCCCACTCCTTCGCCTGCGCCAACTCCTGTTGCTCCGACGACTCCGATTACACCAGTTATTTCGCCTGTCGCACCAGTAACACCAATACCTCCTGTTGTTCCTGTTGCGCCAACACCTCCACCTGTAAGTTTGATATTACCAAACTTGAACTATCCACAATCTCTCGATACTGATTCAAATCTATATGGAGTAAAAGATAGTTTAAGGCTTACATTAGCTCAAGATTATAATGTTGGAGACACATATGTTGTTGTGGAAAACAATCCTTCAATCATGGATTTATTCCCCAGCACTGGCATTATCACCTTGACAGAAAATTGTAGTGATCCAGAATTTAGGGCTATTTCTTTCTACTACACATCTAGAACAAACACAACTTTCAATGATATTCAGCTTCTTGAAGGTTTTGTTGATTCATACAAGCCTAAAAATGTTACAAATGTGACAATGAATGTTGTTGCACAACATCACAACGCAATAAAAGATGCTTTGAAACTTATACAAGGATTTGCTGGAACGGCTGGAGAAACAACTGCTAAACCATTGTTTGGAACAATGGAACAAAGGGTCAATTATCTCAGAACCATTGCATACAATCCTAAACCTTGGTTTACAGCAAACACAACAATTGGAATTGTTCCGTTTACTGTTGAATTCACAGATTTGAGTTTTAATTCAGGTAAAGATTTAGTTAATAATGACATCACTTACACATGGGACTTTGGTGATGGTACAACAAAGGTAATTAGCTACTCTTTGGTTAACTCAACTGCTGATACTAGCCACACATACCAAAACCCCGGAAATTATACAGTGAAGTTGACCGTCTCAAATAGATTCGGTTCCAATACGACAACACTGCCCAATCTAATTAACGCAAGATACTTTGCGCCTGAATTTGCAACTATTGTTCCTGATCTAAATGCCTATCAAATAGAAATTAATGATCAAGTGAAGACTCCCAACAATATAAATTTGTACTTCACAGTTACAAATAATGGAGAATACGCAATTGATCCAATCGAAATTTATGAGTGGATACTAAGTGATTCCTTGGCACATCCAAATGCTTCGTATACTAATGCCAATTTCTTGATTGGTGGAATTTATGATATCGCTGTCAAATGCATTACAGCAAATAATTCTTACAGAATTACCCAAAAAACAAATTATATAAATGTTGTAGAAAATAAAAACTACTTCTTATTTACTTATGGAACAAACACATCATTTGTCTATGCAAATGAAATGGGATTATTAAGCGAAACATTTAAAGCAACACAAACAACTGGCAAAGAAGTTTTCATAAATGATAATTTCTTAGTTGGAACTGAAAACGAGACTCAGGCAATTAGAGAGTTTAGAAGAAACAATTTCTCAACTATAAATGGATATTATTCCAGTGGAATAGGTGGTAATTTAACAATTAGCTACGCTAGCGGTAGAAATTCTGCTCAAAGCTCAAATCTTGAATCAATTATATCCATAAGCTTTAATGGATTCAATGAAACCTATAATAATTATAATTCTATAAATAGACCTTGGAACTGGATTGCCTTCTCATTTGAGAATAGCCAGTATTTCTTATTGGGCAATCCTTTAAATCAGACGCCCGGATTGTCTCTTACAAATCAACAAATAATTGAGCATAATTTTACAACAAATACTTACTCATTGTCTTCTTCAACTTCCAATCAATATTTGGGAGCAGCATCAGAATTAAGACAAAACCCATCTCAATTTAATGACAATGTTAGCTTGTATGGTTATTTCTCAGTGTACAGAACAGCATTAAATAATAGAAATGGATATATTGTTAGAAACAGTGGAGTTGGAGAATTCTTCCAATTAAACAGTTTCTATAGGACAAAAGAAAATGGTGCTGATTTTATTTATTACTTTGAAAAACTTAACGACATGGCTGGTGGAGAAAAAGTTGAAGGGCAGTTGGTAAATCTTTCCTCTGGCTTATATTTCTTTAACAATACCGGAAGCGTTTCTGCCTACAAACCCGATACAGGGGTTTGGGAAGTTGGTGGTCCCGGCTTAAATTCACTAGCATTTAGAGAATTCCAAGATACAACAAAATCTGATTATAGCAATCCAGCTAACACATTAGTTGCGTGTTCAGATAATGATCATTCAGCCTATTTAAGCTTTGACTACTCCAATAACTCTTTTGTAAAATTTGATGATTTGACATTAACATTTAGCAAATTACCAGAAAGAGTTAATAATTCTCAGTGGAATAGCAATATATTTTAATTGTAGGAATTGAAAGGTGCTAAATTGAGTCAAAATTTACCTCCATCATCGCAATATCCAAAGAAGTACGATAGTGATCGCACTCTTTTTCAGGTTTACAACACAACAGAAAGCGTTCTAGTTGTTGCAGCTGAACAATTTGATACAACGCTTTACATCAGACCAGTTCCAGCAGATAAACCAGAAATATGGGCAGATAACGGATATGCTACTATTTCTGGAGAAGTTCTTTATTACGAAAATGTAAGCAAAGATCAATACACAGGGAAAGTTAATGCCCTTTTGAATTGCTTGCGTAATATTGGAGGCAAGAAGTCTAAATTTAATCCAGCAGGAACTGATATCCGTGGATTTGTGATGGCGGAACATCATAATCAACTTGCAAGAGCAATTGTTAATACAGAAAATTTCATTGGTTATACTGAGAATCCAGATCAAGCGACATTGGACTGGAGAATCAGAAATCTTGCATCTTTACAAGCAATTAATGATGACTCAAATTGCCCAGATATTTTATTTTATTACACAATATTAAGCAAAAGTCCAGTTGCTGGCACAACAATATCATATGTAATTGAAATTACTGGAGATATAACAGACTTTGTTTTAGACTTTGGCGATGGTACGACAGAATCAAATTCATTAACTGGAACTCACTCTTATCCAGCAAACTTTGTTGTTGACCCTATTCTTACTGTAAACAATGCGACTTGTAGTAAAATTATTTCAGGAGTTGAAAGACAAACTCCAAGACCAAGAGAACTTAACACGCTTATTCCTGTTCCGGCTCCAGTTGCAACAGGAGTCATTATTCCAGATGTGCCAATTTTCCCTGATTTAAATATTCCACCAATATCAATAACTCCAGTTCAAATTACATTGCCTCCAATTGTTATACCAAGATTTGGAGATTTCCCATCTGTTATAACACTTGGTGGTAGCATTCAAATTCCATCATTGATTTCAGTTGGACCAATTCCATCTGTAATTACTGTTGATAATATCCCAAGCGTTATTTCATTGACTCCTATTAATGCCAATTTCAATTTCAATGATTGTTTTAATGTTTCTGCTGGTCCAATTAGCATAAGGTCGTTGTGTACAGCTAGTCCTTATCCAGCACCATTTGGGAATGCTGGCACATTGTGTAATGGTAACCCAGCAATTAACTCCTTGAAAGTAACCATAGAACAATTTAAATCAACAAAAGCAAATGGCAAAATTGGCGATGTAAGAATGCTTTTGGTTGGTCCTAGCGGTACTGCTGTTTTGCTTTTTGCTTTGGGAGCAAATAATTACACAGCATCAAATTATATCAATATAACATTTGATGACACCAGTGGTAGCTATATTCTTCCAACAAATACTTTGACTCCACTTGCTGGGGGTACTTATCATCCATCTGCAAATGGTTTCGAACATGTAAGCTTTTTTGCTCCTGCTCCTCATGCTCCTTATAACACATCATTAGCAGCATTTTATAATGAGCCACCATCTGGAAGTTATAAGCTATATGTACAGAAATTCAATTCTGATACTGGGTATGCTTCATGTGCTGAAGTAGGAGTGATTGGAACAGCAACTTTAAATGTTTGTGTTTCAGATAATATTTGCTTTACGCCAACACCAACACCAACACCAACACCAACACCTAGCCCGACACCAACACCTAGCCCGACACCAGCACCAACACCTATTACGCCTAATACACCTATAACACCATCAGTATTCCCCACACCTGTTCCTAGTCCATCACCTGTTCCTAGTCCATCTCCTGTTCCTAGCCCTTCACCTAGTCCGTCACCTAGCCCATCACCTAGTCCTAGCCCGGTGCCTAGCCCAACGCCTCCATTCCCAGCTGATTGCACAAATTGTAGCTGCGAATATGAATATGTTGAATCTGATGTGTGGTTGGTAACAGATTTATGCAGAAATAGAAGCGGGACTTCACAAGCATCTTGCTTAGCAGGAAATTGTGAATGTCAAGATCCACCTGTTACACCCGGAACAATTGGCGATATTATTTATTTGCCATGTTTATCAAATTGTGGTTCTTCATGTTTATGGACTTGGAATGGATCAACATGGCAAAAAACTACTCCTTGTTTAAATTCAAGTTGTAGTTGTGATACTCCACAAACACCGGGGACATCACCGGGACAAACAACACATACAATTTGCAACACAGCTAATTCAACATGTGATTCGCTTTGCCGTTATTCATGGGATGAAATGTCAAGCAGTTGGGGATTAGATATAGGCTGTGAAGATGAAACTAATTGTGAATGCGATGAACCAGCACCATCTCCTCCAGTAGACCCCGGAGATTACAGAATGACATCATGCTTGCCTAATGGCAGCAGCAACCCATGCGCTCAAGAATCTTCAAACAAACTATGTCAATGTCGCTGTGATTGGGATGTAGATTTTCAACAATGGTTCGCAACAGGTGGGTGTCAGAACAAAAGTGGCGGTCCACAATCTGTTTGTGACTGTTGTGGAGATTGTGAAACAGCATGTCTTAATTTTCCTCCGCCTCAAAACACATCTCAAGATTTTCAATTTGACTATACACCTTGCTTGGCATTGCCAGAACCATGCATAAATTGCACAGGAAGATGTCAATATAGATGCAATGCAATGAATGAATGGTATCAATTTGGACCTGTTGGAACTGGTTGTAGTACTGGATGTAATTGCCCAGATGCTCCTACAGAACCATGTAATTATGAAACGGATGACCCGTTTACTATGGCTTGTACCGTTCCTACACCTAGCCCAAGCCCATCACCTAGTCCGTCTCCATCACCTAGTCCTAGCCCAAGTCCTACACCAAGTCCAATTTGTTTTAATTGCACAGTAGACATTCAATGCTCTCCGAGCGGCACTTGGGTTCTGAATACTCCCGGTGCAGTTTGTCAAACAAGTCCAACTAATGTTTGTGCAGATTGTTCTTGTCCATTAATAAACACACCTTGCGAAGCAAATCCGGGTACTGTTCAACAATGTAGTTGCGTATCAACATGTGAAATAGGCGCATGTACTTATTCATGTAATGCTGGAGAAGGATTGTATGTACTACAAACAAATTCATGCCTTCCCGGCTGTACTTGTCAACTATCATTACCGTGTGGACCTGCATCACCAGCAACTTTTGTAGGTAGTTGCAATTTGGTTTCTTTTAATTATAACAATATTGATGAATTTGGTTATTACATAGATTCAAATGAAAATAAATCAGACCTTGCATATTACGCAGTAAAAGATCCTGTTATTACCAACAACATTTGTAAGTGTATTCATGCTAATTCAGATGAAGTTACTCTTTATTTTGAAAACTTGGGCATGTTTGGAACATTGGGTGAATGTGTTAAGTTTGTAAACAAACAAAATGCTAGTTTAATTAGTGATAGAAATCAATTGAAAGAAGTTGAATTTGGAATAAATATTTATAACCAAAATTACAAGAAGATACTTTCTGATTACATTAATAAGAACACAAGCAAAGAAATTAATACACATGTGACTGAAGAAGGAGAGTTGAAGATCACAAGACAAGTGCCATCAATTCCTAAACCACCTAAAACAGACGCAATAAAAATACCAGAATTACAATTCATGCCTGAAATGCAAAAGTCTGAAATTGTTAAGCCAGAAACAGAAGAAAACACAGAAATAAAAGTTTTAAATAATATAGATGCAAATGTTTCTAGTGAAATAAAAATTGATAAAATCGATATAGAAGAACAAGATAAGGATGTAAAAAATATTAATAATGAAGCAATTAATTTGATGAATGTTTTGAAAGCAAATACTTTATTTAAAAATATAGATGAATCTGAAAAAGAATCAACTAAATTCAAAGATAGAAGCTAGTTTATGGAATTTTACAAAACATTCAAAGTTAACCTTCCCAACAAGAAGGAAAAAAATGTCACTATAAAACTGCATAAAAATAAAAATGATTATTTTTTAACAGAAGATAAAATATGGATAAGAAACTTTTCTAAAATAAATGCAAAGTCTTTAGACATTAATAATTTTTATAATGATAAAGAAATTCAATTGCTATTAAGTAACGAAATAAAAAACAATGAAATTCAAACATTTGATTTTATGAGTGAAATTAAAGAAACAAAAAAAATATTAATAATATCAGATGGTTATGGATTTCAAAATTTTTCTGAATTGATAGACAAATTACCATCTGATGTAAAGATTATTGCTAATTATGGTGCTTGTAGATTTTGGAACGCAAAAAGATTGCCAAATTATATGGTAATAACAAATCCATTTGATGATGCTCTTGTGTATTTGCCTGAAAGGATATTCCCTGTATTGATTGCAAGTTCAAGAGCAAATAGTAATTTTTTAACGAGATATCCAAATACTATAATCAAGTATTACCCAACTCCTGATGAGAATTATGAAAGTCCAAATAGTCATGGAAACCCTATTCATATTGATGAATATAGAAATTCAATAGCTGCTTCAATAAGCATAGCATACAAGATGGGATGTGAAAAACTTTGTATTGCATGTCCAATTAATGCTTACGAAAAACAAAGACCAGCAACAGAAAAAATAGAAGATACAGAATTGTATTTTTATCCACAACAAAGAACTGCAAGAAATATAATTGATGGAAATATATTTTGGTATAAAATAGCAAAATCAAATTCAAATATTTGTTATACTGGAATAAAAAATTCTCTTATGTTTGCTAACTATATTGAACCTAATATGATTAGAAATTTTTATGAATACTAACAAATTTGTTTACGATTTCAAAAAGTGGCTAAAAGAGCAAAATGAATTGCATGAAGCCAACAAATTAATTGGATCTTTTGTAAACACAAAATTATCTTTGAAGCATTTTTGCGAAGTTGCCGATGTTATTGACGGTAATGTGATGAAAGTAGGAAAACTGTTTTTGAAAAACGGTGGCGTTGTTGAGCAAATCGTAGAAAACCAAGCTTTGATTAAATGTGGTAAAAACAAATTTTATTTAAATGTAAATGATATTATAGAAAACTAGGGCATCTATGGATGCCCTAGCCGTTTTTGAAATTACTTTTCTGTAGTAAGCTTTTCGTTCTTTTGCTCAGGCTTTTTCTCTTCGGGCTTCTTTTCTTCTGGCTTAGTAACAACATCTTGCTTCTGATCCTTTTTCAGCAAGCTAGCAGCAGCTTCTCTAGCTGATTCACGAATCTTTACATCTGTTTTGGCGGTGCAATGACCGTCTTCAGTAGCCTTATGATATCCAGCTTCATAGCTAGATTCAGCAACATATTCAGATTGGGAAGTGCCACGATAGTAACCATCGTGCCAAATCTTGGCATATTCATTGCTATCTTCCAATTTTATATTGTTGATAGCAGCAATAATGCCATCAAGACGACCTTGGCTTCTAGCAATATCCATATTTTGTTCACGGACATCACCGATGATTTTTAGAAGGTTGTCACGCATCTGATCATCGTTAATTCTTGCCCGTTCCTTTTCGCATTCAAAAAGGAACTCGATTCTTTTGCTGTGAGAGTATTGGTAAGCATTGAAACCACCAAGACTGAGAGCAACTACACCCAGAATTCCAAATCCGGCGTAAGACGACATCGGCATCTCCTTCCTTGAGTGTTGTTAATAGCAACACCAATGTTTGCAAACGGTCACAACGAGCATGTAAATTATTAACATAAGTGATTTTTTATGTCAACTACGCTTCATGAAAATTTTTAAAAGTTCTTCTATTAAAATGTCTTTGTAAATGTCAAATGGTCCTAGACTTTCAGAGAATTTTTTTATACCTTCTATCGACTCAATAATTTTATCATTTGCGCTAATTGGAGGTGGTCCATTGTCTTGTTCGCTCATTGAAAATGTCTCCCAATCAATTAACAACTATTGTATTTATATATCTTCTAATAACCCAGAACATTGTATTCAATTTAAATTGCTATTGCCTAACATAAAGAAAAAATATTGTGAAATAAATTTTTATTTTGTTGTAAGCAAAGAAATAATTGATACTTATAAGCTGCCAAACAATTTTATTAATTTTGAATTTTTTGAAAAAAATAAAAATAAATTTGGTTGCATCGAAGAATTAGAAATTATTCCTAAAACAAATCCTGTTGAAAATTATTGTAAAAAAAATGAAATAGAATTATGCGTTGACAACGAATATTCCACATCGATAGGAAGTAAAATTGTTGTTTATACAAAATCTCACAATTTAAATAAATCTTTAAATGATAAGGATTTACAAAAAATTAAAAGAATATTTGGACATAATTTGATTATAGATCCAGAAGATTTTTCAAACGCAAAATATGTTATTGGACCAGAATGTTGTCAAATTTTTCAGTCAGCAGCAAAAAAAATACCTACATTTATCATATCTAATAATGGAAACTATGTTGATTTGTTTTTGAAAATGTTTCCTATGCATAAAAAATTAGAATTGTAAGCATATATAGATTAGAACTGAGCGTGTTCCAAGCTAACACATATGAAGGAGTTAATAATGAGCGTATTTAAAGTAAAACTTAATCAGGGTACACAGGGCACACTTGATATTAACCCTGCTACTGGTCTTGAATTCACTACAAGTGTTCAGCGCACCATGTATGTCGCTGGACCAAATGGCAAAATTCGTGAAATCGTTGATGGTACTACCTTCACCGATTGCAATTATTGGAAGCAGTTTGCTGTTCCCGCTGTTTCCGCAAATGATGCCTTCATTGAAGTTCTTACCGATGATGGTTCAGTGTATAGCAGCGTTGCTAGCGAAAATACTTATCCTGTTGTTACTAACATCAGCCTTACTTCTGGCAAGACTCTTACCTCTTCTGGTAACATCATTGATATTGCTGGCACCACTGGTAATTATGCTTCTTTCATGCAGCTTACCAACGCTGGCGCAGTTGCCTCTGGTAACAACGCTGTTGTTCAGCTTAATGGAAGCTCTGGCGCAATCTTTGTTCTCGAAGCTGGTAGCACCCAAGTATTCAACGGTGGCGATGTAGCAATCACTAGGGTTGCTGTTCAGCCTCAGATGTCTGGTGCAACAGGCGTGTTTGGCACCTTTAATATTGAAGCTCTCTACTCTGTCGTTTCTCAGTGCAACAGCTAACTTAACTATTAAAAGTGAGTATAGAGTGTCCGTAATTTCGATTACGGGCACTCTTTTTATTTTGTGCGAGTAATCGGTTTAAAAAAAGAAACACTTAAAGGAATTAAGCATTATTGCTCAATTAAAGACAAAATTTGTATTTATAGAGCATGTGGTGGTTACGGCGATATTTTGATGTCTAGGATGATTTTTGAAGACTTAAAAAAGAAATATCCACAATTTCATATCACTTATGCAATTCCACAAAATTATTTTCAAATAATGAAAGATCATCCATATATTGATGATGTTGTAGATTGTACTACAATAGACAAAAACAAATATAATGCTTTTTTTAATATAACACACAATTGCTTAAGATATGAAGTTTCTACTGGTAGAGAGTGCGATAAAAACAGAAGTGACATATGGGCTGAATCTTTTGGATTGAAATTAGAAAATCATAATATGCATTTACCGCAATTAGACAAAAACAAAGAATACATAATGGCTCAATTAAAAAATTGTGGATACAAAGAAGGTCAAAAAATAATACTTTACACTCCTTACAGTGCAGTTCCAACAAGACATTTAATTTCTAGGCACAGACAAATCATAGAATCGTTATTGGTAAAAACAAATGCATTTTGTTTTTGTTTGCATAATGCTCCTGTTTTAGAAAAACCCAAAATACCTTTTATTGTTGGTAAAAATTTAATTGAAGCAATGAGTTATGTTTATTTCTCTGATTTAGTAATTACAACTGATACGGGTCATTTGCATTGTGCAGGTGGATACAACAAACCTACTCTTGGATTTTTCAATTACACAAATGGACTAATAGTAGGAAAACATTACAAAAATTTAACAGTTGTGCAAAAAACAAAAGAAAACGATTCTAATTGGACTTGTGGTCCATGCAACGACATTGGCAAATGTCCATATCCAGTAATAGACCATACACTCAAATGCTATCGAGATTTACCAGACGAATTGGTTGAATACAAGACAATAGAAGCTTTCAATAAATACAAAATTTGAACTATATTATCTTTATGGCGCAGCTAATTAAACCTACAGAGGTCAGTGTAAAGACAGTAAACGGTGAAGTTTTACTAAACATAAAACTAGATATTAATATTAATTTAAGTCAAAATGGCACAACACAAACTAGCGTCCCTGAAACAAAAGTAGAAGGAAGATTAGAAGAAAAGAAAAAAGAAGACGCTACACTGTGGGAAATACCTGATTTTACAAGTGTGCCTAAAATTAAATTTGGCAGTAAGGAGATATAAAATGTCGATAGGTTTTGATGTTGGGACATTTTCTTTAATTTGTGCAAAGCGTAATAAGAAAGAAATTGAATTTAATAAAGGTCTCAATTCTTTTATTGAGATTCCATTAGAGAATAGATTCCTTTTTAACATGATGAAGAATTCTGGTGTTCCTCTTATTGAGAGAGACAACATCGGCTATGTTTTGGGCGAAGCTGCTGTCAACATGGCATATACGCTTGCTTCCTTAGAGTTAAAGCGTCCTATGTCTAATGGCTGTGTCAATCCAAAAGAAAAAAGCGCATTTGAGATATTGCAAATTATGATTCATTCATTGGTGGGCGAAATTAATAAAGACAATGAAAAACTTTATTATTGCGTTCCAGCTAATGCTGTTAACACAGAAACAGATGCAGAGTATCATCAAAAGATCATTCATAGTATATTCAAAAGTTATGAAAGTGAAACAGGATATAAACTTGATCCTCATCCGATTAATGAAGCTTTAGCAATTGTTTATGCCGAGATGGAAAAGAAGGCGTATACTGGTATTGGAATATCGGCTGGAGGTGGAATGGTAAATGTTTGTTATGCGATGTATGGCAACCCAGTATTTCAATTTGCAATTGTAAATTCTGGTGACTGGATTGACAAACAAGCTGCAAAAGCCACTGGCGAAAGCACAACAGTTATCAATAAAGAGAAAATGGGTGTTGATTTAAGTAAAGAACCATCAAATATGCTTGAGAGAGCAATTAATACACAATATAGAATTATGATTGAAAAAACAATTCAAGGGATTAAAGAAGGTTTGAGTAACGCCAAAACTAATGTTCGGTCTGCTGGCGCAGTGGATGTTGTTGTTGCTGGCGGCACTTCAAGCATTGCTGGATTTGATGTTTTGTTCAAAGAGGCGATGAAAAGTGCAAATCTTAGTGTCGAAATAGGCAATGTAATCAGAGCAGATAATCCGACTTATACAATTGCAAAAGGTTGTTTGATTGCTGCGGAGAATTCAAATTGATGACAAAACACATAAGAGACATAGGGATTGCTGCCTATCTTGTTATGCATGATTATAAATTATGCGACAAACAAGAAAAAAACTTTATTTTTACAATTGATCAAAATGAAAACAAAAAGTTTGAAGATCTGAAAATTAGTTATTTGTCTAGTGAGTTTCATCATTTTGATTCATGTATCATGAGTTTGAAAAAGTTAGAAGAATATCCTTTTGAATTGGATAGTCAGTTTTACACAAATGATTTAGGTTGTGCGGCTTATATTTTGATGCATAAATTCAGATTGTTGGGCAAAAAGCATAAGTATTTTTACTTTGAAATATCTCACGAAGAGGAAACACAATTCAGAGAAATTATGATTCAATATAGCGGAAGTGAATTCCACAGCTTTGATAGCAAATTGATGTCATTAAAGAAAATTATTTAGCCATAAGTTTTTCTAAGTCATTAATGTTTTCAGGAGGTTTTTGCTTTTGTGGAATTATAATTTCTTCTTCACAAATTGCAACTAAGTGATTAATATTAATAAAATTAATTTTTTCGCCTTGATATGATTTATAAAAAACTCCATCGTGATTAATTTCAGTCGGAAAACCAACAAAATAAATGAGTTGCTTGTCTTCGGACATGTTTCTTTGATGAACAGTAGTAAAAAAACTGCAAGGTTTGCCTATAAATTGTTGCAACTTTGGAATTGTAGTATTGTTTTGCATTTAAGGCTCCAGTTCTCTTTCAGCCCTTTTAATATAGACATTTAAAATATCTTTGCCATGTTTTATTAAAAATTCATTCCAGTCTTTGATATCTTGTGGTGGATGCACAAATGTTACTTGGCACCCAAATGACTTCAGTAATTTGGCAGATGTTTCTATAGCTGTTTTACCAGCTTCATCATTATCAAATGCCAAACAAATTTTCTTGTTGGCAAGTATGGATGCCTGCTTAACTGAAACGAATTTCCCACCTATGGCGCAAGCAATTGTGTCCTCATTGCAAATTGATATGCAATCAAACTCTCCCTCACAAACATAGATCTTTTGGTTTTTATCAAACCATTTCGGAAAGAATATAACATCAGCTTTACCTATATCATGTTCTTCTTTAGGAGGACCAAGATAGCGCAACTTATTTTCAAACAATGCCCTTCCATTGTAATAAATCCAATTGCCCATTCTGTCTTTATAAGGAATAACAACTCTATTTTTCATTCTGCCATCTATGCCAATATAAAACATGCTAGGATTTATCAATCTTTGGCTGAGATATTCTTTTGCTTTGTTTTTAAGCCATAATGGAGATTCTTCTAAAGGAGCAATATATTCTGGAATCTTGAGTGTTATAAACTCTTCTTGGTTTAATAGATCTGTATCAACTCCTTCTGGTTCTATTTCAAATTTCTCAAAGAATTTAGTTTGTTTGATTCCAAGAATGTGTAATGCTTTGTCATAAGAGCAATTTTCCACTTTCATTACCAAACCAACAACAGTTCCTTTGTTGTTGCTTTTAAAACAGTTGTAAACACCTTTCCAAAACTTTTTTATGTTGCAATAAAGATGATGCTTATTATCTTCGCAAAAAGGAGAATTAAATCTTATCTGATCGCCTTTGATGATAGGATGACCAATCTTTTGATCAGCCCAGCTGATAAAATTGTTGTGATCAATCATGATTCCAACCTTTTTTTCTATATTAATTGTGTAGTCTTCTAAGTCAAGGTGTACATTGAAAATTAAGCATATTTCAATTTCCAGATCTGGCGTTTGGCATGAGTGTCAAGTAAAATATCGTTATAAATATCACCTTGAAGTTATTCCCAATAATCCTGAACCGCCATATTTTGCTTATGGCAAGTTAGTCCATAAAGCAGCAGAACTTTATGTTAAAGACAAAGGCGCTAATAACATTCACAAAATTGCTGCTGGATTGCTTGATGGCAGCATTAGCGACGAATTTAAAAACTTGAAACTAGCACAAGATTATAAAAAAAAGTTGCCATTACATTTAAACAGTGTGGAAAAAATCACCTCTAAAATTGGTTATGAAGGTCTGTTAGAGTATGAAATAAAATTAGATTTAATTCCTCCAAATGAAAAATTTCTTCTTGGATATGTTGACAGAATTATATTCAACGAAGATAAAACGATGATTTTAGACTACAAGACAACTAAGGCAGGATTTTATCAAAAAGACAACAATACAATCAAGCAGGATTTGCAACTTAGAACATATGCTTATTATGTTTGTAAAAAATTTAAACTAGATCCAAATAAAGTTTTTTGTTGCTTATATTATCTTGAAAATAAAAAGTTAGTTTGCACGAATTATACAGAGCAACAAATGCAAGAAGCAATTGAAAGCTTGACAAAAGATTATAATTTGATTGAATCGGTTGAAGAGGGTTTAGCTAAACCAAATGTTGGTAACCATTGCAGAAGATGCGATTACCATGATATCTGCCCCTATGGGAGAAGTGTTTAGGAGATTTTATGGGAAACATTTACAATCATGTGATTTTTCTGTCCGAAAATGCAAGAAACGACTTGCATGAAGGCAAAGAAGTCGAAGGGCAAGGATTTGTAACTATCATTAATGGGAATAAAAAAAATTTAGATTTTTCTTTTGTGAAAGAATTAGTTGCTAGATATAAAATAAATTCTAATTCTAAAAAAAGCAATATTTTTATAAATTCAAATGAAGAACAAAAAGAAAGTTTTATATCTATAAATTTTAATCCATTGAAATTGAAATTAGAAATAGACGATATTTTGAATGTCGAAAATGGAGGAAAACAAAAAATATGTTTTTCTATCATAGACAAAGAGTCTATAAGTCATATAAGCATAACAGATATTGATGTATTCAAAAACAACTATGTATTTTGGGATGAAATTAACAGTTTTTCAGAGCCAGTGAAAATCTAACACTAATAGTTTCACCAGATGATAAAATAATCGGTGAAGCTAATACAGCAGTGCTGTATAGATTGCCAGATGATCCTGAGCTTGCATCAGTTAAAAACAAATTGATTACTGGACCCCAAGATCCTGCAACAGCAGCAAATATGATTATGTTACTTCTTGCTTGATATACTCCATTGTTATTAACAATAGAAAATCCAGTAGTTGAGCTAGCTGGTTGTCTACTATAACCACTTCCAGCTGGTTCGCCAGACAAATCTGCTAATGTTTGAGATGCGGTTACTGTGCCACGATTATCTAATCCAAGAAAATAATTTGATGGAATATAAGAGTTATTTGTTGGACCACCTAAGAAAACTGCTGATAATATTCTTTCTTCTCCTTGCAAGTGAAGAATATTATAAATGTTTTCTTCTTGATAAATTATTTTGCCATTATTATCTTTTTGAATTATTTCATCAATTTTCATGATGCCATTCCAGTTTTTCATTTCTTTTCTCCATGATAATAATTTAATTTTATTGCCTTTTTCAATTCATGCTTGATTTCTTCATTTGATATTTTATTCTCTATCTCTCGATTCACAAACATGCCGATAGGATTAGTATAATTATTTGGCACTTTGCCTTTATGAATGTATGCGCCATCTTGTCTTTCTTTAAAAACATAATACATCTCAGTTTTAAAAGTAAAGTAACAAAAAGAACATCCTAATCTGCGTTTGGATACAATATGTTTATAATCTATTCCACATATTGGGCATACCTTTATCAAGATATGATCCTCCCTCTAATTTTGAATTCAAAAGATAAAGAATCAGTTCTTGAAGAACCAGCAGGCACAGTTCTTTTAAGCCAAACAGGAACACCTTCACTGGGCTTTAAGCTTGCTAATGCTATTGGACTAGTTGGTGTCACAAGTTCAAAATCAATATTTTCAGGTGCAAGCAACACATTTTGAGTTTTTGGCACAATTACATTTATTGGTGAGCCTTCTTGAACCTTATTAATAAAAAACTCTGTAGATGGAGATAGATTGTTAGATACTAAAGTTATTAATGGATGATACTTGTATCCAGAATCTTCATTAAAATTAATATTTATGTTATAATATCCTGTCTTGGCTTCGCATGTGACGACTACGCCTAATAATCCAAGATCAATAAGTTGCTGTTGAAAATTTAAAGCTAACTGTTGTGGATTAGATGAAAAATCTACTGTAAATTCTTCATCATTATAAGATAGAACTAAATTTCCGCTTACGGGAGATCCGCTAAGTGTTATCTTTTGGATATCATTTTGTTTTTTCAAACCAATTTGACATTCTACATTAGAACTATTTTGTATATAAATATAAAAATCATACAATGTATCTGTGTCACTTTGATTGAATATATAAAAACATCGATAGTCAATTAATCCTGATTTTAACTGTTCATCTGTTAGCGAATTGAAAAGACCTTGGGAAACTTCGCTTATTTCAATTACTGATGGATCACCACCCAAACTTTTGAAAGGATCGTAATTTCCTTGACCGCCACTAAACACAAATACTATATCACTTGTTGTAAGCATTTAATTCTCACCGTTTATAATTATATATAGTAAATCGGTATTTTAACTTAAATATTTTGTTTTACAATTCTCATTTAATTTATTAACTACGGAGCAATACAGTGCAAATCGGATCAGATGTTGAATTCTTTTTGCGTGACTCCTCTGATAAAATAATAAATGCTGCTGATCATATTAAATATGATAAAAATTCTCCATACAAAAAGCAAAAAATAAAAATTTATTTTGATAATGTTTTAGCAGAATTCAACATTCCTCCATGCAATAATGGCAAAGAATTTATTGTTCAAATCACAAATGGTTTGTACTTATTAGAAAAAATCGCATGTCCATATAGGTTAGATTTCACAGCAGCTGCAATCATAGATGAATCAATGACAGAAAAAGAAAATGCAAGAGAAAACGGTTGTAATGACGAAACAAATGCATACACATTGTCTTTCAATACTGAAATAGACAATTTTATAAAAAATAGCAGATTTAGAACATGTGGTGGTCATATTCATATTGGTGTTGATGACGATAACAAAGAATTATTAGATCCTATAATTAAGCCTATTTTTGTTTACATGCTTGATCTTTTTTTAGGAATTCCAAGCGTTATCCTTGATAAGGATATGACCCAAGTCAATAGAAGAAAGGCTTTTGGTAAAGCTGGTGCTTATCGATCAAAGAATTATGGTATCGAATACAGAGTGTTAAGCTCTTGGTGGGTAACCAAGCCTGAATATGTTGCTGTTGTCTACAACATAGTTGAATTCATTTATTATTCCATGCAAGAAAGAATATGGGAAAAGTTTTGGTCGATTAAAGAAAGTTCAGATAAAATTTCTTACAATTGCTTTGGCTATGATAGAGATATAATTAAAAACACAATTGATAATTGTGATGAAGTCGAAGCATCTAAGCTTTTAAATTTTGTTTCTAATTTTATGCCTAACGAATTAGTTAAACAAATAAACGAAATAAGCAGAATATGATGAAGATGAGAGCAGGCTCATTTATTATGAGTCTGCCAGATTCTTTTTACAACAAAAGAAAAAAAAATGTTTCCATTATTGTTCCAGTGTATAAAAGTCAAGATGTGATAGCATCTTTAATTGAATCGTTTGCAAAAACAGAAAACAAAATAGAAACTGAAATAATATTTGCTGATGACGCTTGCCCTAACAAAACTAGAGAAAAAATAATTCCTATAATTCTTGATTACGAAAAAGAATTGGTGGAAAAGTATGCCATCAAAATTGTTTGTAGTTCATACAATCGTGGATATGGAAAAAATTGTAATTTTGGATCTTATTATGCAACAGCTGATAACATTATATTTTTAAATGCAGACACCAAAGTTACTGACAATTGGATAGAGCCATTGGTGAAACATTTAGAAAACGACAAAATTGGAATAGTTGGAAATTTGCAATTGCGCTGGGGAGGCGCATTTGATGGAGCTATTGATAGTGCTGGTTCAGAATGGAGCAATTCACAAAGATCATTTTTTCACATAGGTGGAAGGATACACAATGGTGTTATGCTTAAAAAACCTTATTATCCTTATAACGCCCCGAAAGATATTTTGGTTACAGCTGAAAGACAAATGGTTACTGGATGTTGCTTTGCTATAAAAAAAAAGATTTTCAATGAAATTGGAATGTATGATGAAAATTACTTAATTGGATACTGCGAAGATGCAGATATGTGTCTTTCAGTAAAAGAAAAAGGATATAAAATATTATTTGAACCTTCTTCAGTCATATATCATAAAAAGCATCATACAAATTCGTTAAAGCATCCTTATATGAAACATAATAGAAATTATTTCTTTAATAAATGGATTAAAACAAATAAATTATTTAGTTTATTAAACAACTGAGCCTCTGATACAACTGCATCAGAGGCTCAATCAAGTTTTTATTTCATTCACTTCTTAGGTGATTTTTTCCAAGCGTATTTTCCAGCTTTCTTATCCATAACCTTCATTTTAGTTTCAGCACATTTGCATTTGTCGCAACAGCCGCAACCATCCTTCTTATCCTTCTTCATTTCTTTGGCAGCTTTCTTGCCCTTCTTCTTTTTCTTAGCCTTAATATACTTAGCAAGTTGTGGGGGAATAGTTCCTTCGTTAAGAATGTCACCATTAAGCTTTGCATTTACATGGGGATTGATGATTGATCTGACGCTCTCAAGCCATTGATCAAATTCAGGAGTTGTGCTTTCGGCTTTCATGTAAGAACCGCAATAACCACACTTCTTAGCGACAACCATTTTGTCTTCATCATGTCCTTCGTCATCACTTTCTTCATCTTCAACGACTTCTACTTCGCCAGTTTCATCCTGCATATCTTCTTCGTCGTCGCCCTCATCTTCGTCTTCTGATTCCTCTTCGTCAGAATCTTCGTCTTCGTCTTCTGATTCATCTTCGTCTTCTGACTCTTCTTCATGCTCTTCTTCGTGATCCTCTTCTTCGTGATCCTCTTCTTCATGATCTTCATCTTCGTCTTCTGATTCTTCTTCTTCGACTTCTTCCTCTTCAGCCTTTTCATTGAGAGGATTGTAAGCTAAAAAGCCATTACGAGAAGTAACACCCAAAGGATTTGATATCATGAAACTTTCGTTTAGCTTTTTCCACTTGTCATAATTTAGCATGTGTTTTTTCTCCCAAAAAACTTGATTTAATATATATATTTGCCTATATCATTTTTCCCAAAGATTTTCTTATTGCTTCTCTTCTTTTTTTCTCGATTTCCAATCGATTTTTATCCATGCCGATTGGAGTGGTTTGTTCAACTTGAGGTTGATTATTATTTGTGCCGATTGAACGCACAATGTTTTGCTGAATAGCGGGCTTTATCGCATTGATAGCTCTTTTAGGCAAATTGCCTTTTTTTCCACATCCGCAAGCCATGAAGCCTCCCTAATAATACTAAGTTATATATTATTGGAGAAATCAATTTATGGAATCAGATGAAATTAATCTGGATATTTTGAAACAAAAGCTAGATGATAGATTGCAAGAATACTTTAAAGCTAAAAATTTACAATTGGCGGAACAGACATTAGAACAGGCAGTAAAAGTTTTTGATGATCACAAATATTATCAATATTTGACTATCATAAAACAAAAATTGAATAAAATGGATGAAAATGATGTGCTATTTCCAAACATTTGTCAAAAATACAACAATTCAGATGATTGGAACAACTATGCTATTCACTTGAAAGACAGGAAAAAATTTGTTGAATCAGTTGTAGCTACACAAAAGGCAATAAATATAAATCCAGAAAAAGCTGCATATTATTGCAATCAAGCACTTGCTTTAATACAACTAGATCGCCATGAAACAGCCATTAAGAAAATTGACAAAGCTTTAACGATAGCTCCGAATGAATGGTTTTTAAATGCTAATAAAGCTTGTTGTCTGGCAGACATGGGAAGATACGAGGAGTCATTTCCATATTTTGAAAAAGTAATATCAAATAATAAAAGCAATAGAGAAATAGAAGTAGATTATTTTCATGCACTTGCGTTTTATAAAAATTATAAAAAAGCATGGAAGCATTATGAATCAAGATATGAATGCTATTCAAGTCTTGTCAATTACATGAAAAAACATAATCTTGAAAGACCAGAAGAATTAACAGAAAATATAGAATTATGCGTTTTCATGGAGCAAGGAGTTGGTGACAATTTAATGTTTTTAAGATTTATGAAAGAATTTCAAGACAAATACAAGAATTCTTACTTTGCTACAAATAAAAATTTCAAAGAAATTTGCACAGGTTTAAGAGTTGAGACACAAATAAAGCCAACAACAAAATATGGTATATCAATTTTAAGCTTGCCTTATTATTTGGGAATAAGTGAAATTCCAAGTCCTTTCAAACTTGGCAATTATGCTTATGCAAGAAGAATTAAAAGAATAGGAATTGTTTGGGCTGGCAATCCTGCTCACCCTATGGATTACCAACGAAGTTGCTATGCAGAAGATTTTCTTAGTCAAATTGATTTAAAAAAATACGAAGTGTTTTCATTCCAAAAAGACAAAAGACCAAGAAAATATGTTTATACAAACAAGACTGTGGACTATGCTATTAATATAGAAAAATATAAAATAATAGACTTGTCTGAAAAACTAAATTCAATTGCCGATACAGTCAAATACATGGAACAAATGGATTATTTTATAAGTGTAGATAGCTTACCCATTCATATTGCTGGATCGCTTGGAATACCAAGTGCTGTAATTGTAAGCGACAAACCTGATTGGCGTTGGGGCAAGACAGGCGATTATTCTGAATGGTATCCAAATGTGAAGATCTATAGAAAAAACAAGACCCAATCACTAAAAAGCGTGATTGGGTCTTGTCTTGTTGATCTGAAGGGAATATCAGGCTGAAGCGCCAGTCACAGGGCAAACGCCGCTAGTTGGCGTAAAAGTTGAAACCTTCTTGGACTTGGCAGCAGTCTTGGATGTTGGAGTTCCAAGGTCAAAAACAGGAAGGCGCTTGAGAGCAATCGCACGATCCTTGCAAGCCTTGGTAAGAGCAGAACGAGTGGTGAAAACAGTTCCGCCATCGCTACGAATAACCTTGGTTGCCTTGAAGCCGGGGATTTCAGCAGTTGCTTCATAGACTTCGTTGGACCCATCTAGCCTCGTAACGATCTTGTAGCGAATGCTGTTGGCAGCAGCAACACTCTTGCTCTTTGAAGCGGTCTTGCTAACAGTCTTGCTAGCATTCTTACCTGCCTTGTTCTTAACAGCGGTCATCACAATCTCCTTTATAAATGTGCCATCGTGTGATTTAATGACACAGTTCTTTTAAACCCAACTTAAAATAGTATTTCCGAATAATTGTGTCAAAAAAAAATTCGATCTCTAGGCAAAAAAGTTGAAAACTCTAATTCACAATTAATCAAATCTGAAACAACCATCTGAATAGAAATGTGTTTTTTGTTTGAAACAAAAGCATATTTGAATTTATCGCAAGTGTTTTTGATACAAGACTTATTTGAAAATTCAATCATTTTAAACATATCAAACAATTCAGAAACAATTTTATAAATTTTATTAGGCTCTACATCACGATATACATACCATACCATATTGTTAACATTGTACTCAAGAAAATTTGTTTTCATACCGTGTTTAATTTGTTCAGATTCAATATGCTCTAAATCTATTTTGGCGTAACCAACCTTGTAAAAAAAATAAACACAAGGCTTGAAAGTAAAAATTTTGATTTTGCCGAATTGATCAATTTTTTTAGAGCAATAGAGACAAGTTTTATTGTTTTGACTTGCATATTCAGAATCATAAAATGTTTTGCATGTGGAGCATAAAACTAAATTTTCTGCACTTGATTTTTCATCAATTTCTTGAATAGAAGTAGCTATTAATCGTAAAGTTTTTTTAAGCATATTAAACACAAAAATGAAAGCATCTATCTAAATAAGAATAAGGGAAATTTTTTTAAGAGGTAATAAATGAAAACATTTACCAATTGGGCTGCTGAACAAAAGCTTTCTATTCCTACTGTAAGTGAAAACGCCAAGCGTGGTGGCATCGCTCCTTACGCTTATCCAGACGCTTATGCAAGGGCACAATATCCCTCTAACTACTTTACTCCAATCGCTGCTGATGCTCCTTTCAAACTCCAAGCTAAAAAGGTTGCTAAGGGTGGTCCTAAAGAGTTGGATGCATGATTAAATTTGGTAAGTATTTAGAAAAAGTAGATTCAAATCTATTTGAAACAATAAGGAGAACGGGTATAGCACATTGGGCGTACCCTGATGGCTATATTCGTTCTCATTATCCTGCTGGATATTTTATGCCTTCTGCTGCTGATGCTTTGTTTAAAATGGGTCCAAAAGCCAATGAAAAGAATGTTGATCATGGAAAATTTCGTTATACACACCACGATAAAATGACTTAAGGCGTAGGATTTAATTTTTTATTTATAAGTTTTTTTCTTTCTTCCGAAATAACTGAATCTTTTTCTTCAGGAACAATATCTAAATTGTTGTGGTAATATCCCCAAAAATCAGAATTTGATGGATTTTGAATTACAATACCCATCTTATTGTATTTGAATATAATTTCTTCAACTCTTTGTTGCGATATATTGGTTTCTTTTGAGATCGCAGATGCGCTACGCCATTGTTTGTATTTCTTGTTTCTTGCTAAGCTGATGAAAAATTTCTTCTCTTCTTCGCCTTCTGGCGTACCTTGTGGATATATTTCGTACCACTCAGGCATTTTATTTTTGCTGTTCATCACTATTATATAGTTATGAATAATACAGAACTGCATATTTTCGAAAACCATCACAATTATGATTTAATGCTGCCTAGACCGGCACATAAAAATCTTACAATTGTGAAAGCAAAGAGTAAATTCTTTGCTGATAAAGATTTTCAAGAATATGTAAAAGTTGGAATGATTCGTTATATTGGTCCACATCAAACAAAAGAGGTACTCATGGAAAACAAGCTTATCCTTGACCAACCAAACATTGTGACGACTGAAGGTGTTATTGAGCATGTTGCTGCTGGTCAAACTTGTAAGAAAAAGGTTTTGAAGGAAGGTGAAGGCGAGAAACTTGATGAAGTTCTTCTCGTTGAAAGTCCTTCAGCAGGAATTAAGATCATTACTGATTGAAACGCAGTTTTCTATAGTCAGGCACAAAGCGATCCTTTTTGCCTTCTAAATCTTTCATCATGTCCCTCAATTTGAGGGACATGATTTTTGCATTTACTGGATTTTCAAGAACTTGCGTTTCCTGAATTGCTACTGTTTTATTAAGCTTGTTGTAAAAACCTTTTGAAATAGTAAAATGGTCTTTTTCATCATTATAAGAAACCATTCCAACCCATTCACCATCATCCCAGTTTCTAGAAGCAACAATTAATCTTAAAGGCTTGTGCGAAAAAACAAGCTTTACATGATAGTTCATTTTTTTCATTGCTGCGCTAACATACCCAAGCATAATTTTAGCATAAGATGTAAGACAATCATCTTTTGTAGTGTCAAAGTTGACTTCAACAGAATATCTTGAATTCTGTGATCCTTCATTGAATTGTTGATTATATCTGTTCATATGTTATCCCATAGAAATATAAGGAATATCACCATACCTAGTGATTAATCTTTCTTCCCAATCTTTCTTTTCCTGCAATCCTTCAGCTAACAAGTCTTTCCCATCAAGCTGAACGCCACCCTGCGCTCCGGGCAAAGTAGTATATTTGCCTCTAATACGACCAAGCATAATCTTTGCATGTGCCAAAGCACCTTCTTGCATTGCTTGGTTAACTCTTTGCCAATCTTTATTCTTTTGCAAATAGTGAACAATTACAGCAACAGAGTTTCTAGGAATTGGGTAAAGCTTAATATTTTGATAATCTCCAAGCCATTCCCAACCACCCAAGTTACTGGCAGAACGAGCATAAGTCCTTTCGTACTCTTTGTATAGACTCCATTCGCCTACACGACCCCAAATTGGTGTCACAGAGTCAATAAGACCACCTGTAATGCTTGCATAGGCACCACCGGGATAGAAATATTCGATTGGAATCGCACCACCTAAATCTGATGAAGAAAAGCTGAATGTTGCCATTTGCTTATAAAAAACATTGCGAACAAATCCAACATCAGGAGGCATTGTATAAATACTTTTACCGGGAATTGTGTTGAAAACATAATATTGAAAAAATTCTCTTGGCGCATAATCTTCATAAATCTGAAGAGACAAATCTACAGCAGCATCTAATTGCTGATCATCTAATTCTATCGTGACTACTGGCGCACCAAGCATTAAGAGAATGTAGTCTCGTAATTGAGACTTAACTTTCGTTCTATTGGGTCTTGGTGAAAGCTGTCCGATGTCTAAAGGATCGGAAACACCAAGATTATAATTGTTTGTACTACAATTCATCGCCTCTGCTGTAGGGCGCTTAAAATACATTGTATCTGTTGAACAAGAATATGCCATAATGATATATATAAACATGGAATTAAATTGAGGAATAGCATGAAACTTTTTAGTGAATATTATGCCGGTCACATCAATCATAACTTCCATTTATTTGGTAAAGATGACATTGAATTCCTTCAGCAATTCCCTAAGAAACAATGGCAAAAAGCAATGGTGCAACGCTATTGTGTTGATTTGCCAAAAGCATTAAAAGCGAGAGACGAAGCAAGAAGAAAACCTTTAGCCAAATTAAAAGACGACAATGGAAATCCAATTAAGAAAAATTATTACGATCTAATTGAAGAAACAAGAAAGCAAATTTACGACAGATTGACATACAAGGGGAGAAACGCTCAGGAAAAAGCAAAAATTTCAGATAGTACATATGACAATGCTAAGAATATTGTAGACAGTAGGATCGCAGAGATTGATCCTGATGGAGCGTGGATGGGAGTAAATTATCCCAGAACAACCTATAATTTTCCTAAAAGTGAACCCATAGTAATACAAAATAATTACATTGCAGAATTGGTCAAAAGAATTGAAGGACCAAAAGGAACTAGTCCTGTAGGTTTTGATTTGAGTAATTTGAAAAACTTTGACGAATCAATCGATGACAATAATCAAAGAGGGAGATGGTATACAGATGGATTTACTTGTCCAGAAGCAGACAGAATTATTGACAACATGCAAGCTTGGGTAGGTTTTTCATCTCAAGCACTTTTGAATGAACCGGGATCAATTCCAAATCAAGAAAAGCATCGCACAAGACCAAAAGAACGCTATGTAATTGGCTCAGAAGCTAAAGAAGCAATTGATGAGACAATATATAAAAAACCATTGCAAAACAAATATTCAAGATTTATAAATTCAATGAAAAGAGAATTTAGAGAAAACGAAACAGTAGATCCAGCACAACTAAATATTTTACGGCAAAAATTTAATCTTATGAATACCGATACTGATAGTTATTCATATAGACGAGCATTAAAAGGAAGATTTCCAGATTATCTAGAAGAATTGCTTGGAACTCGCAATGCTGAAACACTCAGTGACAATCAATTAATTGCTATGATTGAAGCTTTGGTGAATGTACATAATCCTTTTGAAAGACATTTAATTAATGCCTTGACAGATATAGATCTGCTAACATATAAGCCACAAAACTATCATGGCACTGTAGTGGATGTTGAAAGTAATCCTTATTTGATGCATAGAACAATTCAAAGTCCAAATTTTGAAAAAGAAAAAATTCCAGAACTTCATCCCGGCAAAGTATTGGTAAGCATTGATAATGCTAAAAAAAGCATAGAAAGTGCTATTAAAGATGCAGAAGAAAGAGGAGATGATGAAGAATTAGATCGCCTGAATACAATTTTGGCTGATTTGAATGCTAGAAGAAGAGTGGGACATCATTTTAATCCATTAGAACTTGAGAGAGGCAGATTGAAAAGAGGTCCAATATTTTATCAATTTGCTGATGACAGAGATGTTCCTGTCGATATTGATACGAGGCACAAAATAGTCGCTGGTGGCATCCAGCCTAATAAAGCATTCGTTCAAGATAAAGGACCGGGTCACAGCGATATAGCAAACAGTCTTAATCAATTAGTTCCTTATTTTGATGATGAAAGATATTTTGATGATTTTTTGAAAAATTTTATTCGTGATAATTACCAAGGTAATTACAACATTTTGTTTAAAACATTTATTAGTCCTCAACAAGCAATAACATCACAATCCACATACAATTTATTTAAAAAGCTTATTAAAGACAGAGCTTTTAGAAACTTAAGCATGTTTGATTTGACAGAAGTTGAAGCAAGAAATTATAGGCGTTCAATGAATACCAAAATGAGAGTATTGGTGAAACAAATTTGCCAAAGACTCATCGAGAAAGAAGTTGGAGAATCTGGCACGGTTAGAGGCAGACAAGGAGAAATATCTGATGCTGCAAGTGTTGAAGCTAGAATGCATGAAATGATAGGCAAGACAATGAGATAAAATTAGAAAGCAGGAGTGTTTCTGGTTATTACGCAAACAACTTTGTAACCACCGGGGACACTCTCAATTTCTTTTACTTCCCACCATCTTTTAGAATCATTTTGAGGATAAAGAACAGAGCCAATTGTAATTTTATTTAATCTTGTCCAAAATATAAGTGTAAAATCATTTGAAGAAATAATTATCGACTCAAAAGTAAATGAATCTACAAATTTCATTCTAACAGTTACTTCGTCATACAAATTATCTTTTATTTCTTCTCTTTTTGCTAAAGCACAATGCATGATAGTTTTTGGGAAACCATCAAATTCACTTTTAACTTCTTTTTCAATTTTTTGTTCTTCTTGAACAACGGGCTTTTCCTCTTTTGTTAAATTTACTTCAGGCACCACTTCAATTGGTTTTTGTGGTTCTACAATTTTTTCTTCTTTTTTTGGTTCGTTTTGTTTGCCAATTACGACATGAGGTATATCTGATTCTATTTTGCAATCAGACAAATTATTCAAATTATGAGTTACAAAAGAACTCCACTTTTCTTGAGTGAACATTAAAGAATTAGGTCCATTTAATTTAAAAACACTTCCATCTTTTTTGTAGATTGTCATGACTATATATCTATTAGAGAAAATAAGGAGAAATTTATGGCTCTTGTAATTCCAAACGCTAGCGAAGTTAAATTGCTTAACAACATGCTTAACATTTCTCCTCCTACAAATACTGTTTTGCACTTGTATTCTAATAATCTCACACCAAGTTCAACGACAGTTATAGGCGATGTAACTGAAGTCGCTTCAGGAGGTTATGCTTCTATTACTCTTACATCATCAAGTTGGACAGTGGCAACTTCAGGTGGTGGAGTAACAACCGCAAGTTATGCTGAACAAACATTCAACATAACCACAAGCTCTACAATTTACGGATATTATATTACAAACTTGGCTGGTGATTTGTTGTGGATTGAAAGATTTACTGCTGCTCCTTTCCAACTTCCCGGTAGCGGTGGGCAAGTTCTCATCACCACACAAGTTTCTTTAAATAGCTGTTCTTGAGGAATAATATGACAATATACAAACCTGACGGAACTCCATTTTGTCCAACAGGAAGCTTGCAGCAGTTTGATGATCAAAATCCTGCAAGAGACCTGTTTAATATTTATGATGAAGAAACCATCAGGCTTGGTGGATCTCCTTTGTTTTACTTTGAACTGTTCATTGATATTAATAATGTAGATCCTCTTTATGTTGAATCAAGAGCAAAGATTTACAGTCAAAATCCAATTCAATTGTGGTGTGTATATGAGCCTGTGCCTTCACAAAATATGCAGACAGCATTTGGAATTGATTCGCCAGATGAAATGACATTTGAGTTAAATTATCGTGCTGTTTTAAAAGCAGTCGGGCATCCTCCAAAAATTGGTAGTAGGGTAAGAACTCCTTTCCTTAATGAGGATTGGGTTATCATTGAAAGAAAATTAGGCGAATTTAAGCTATATAATGCATTGAGATTACAACTTGTTTGTCAGAGATTCCAAGAAGACACTGTCAGTGGCAGTTCTGTTGGTAAAACTGAAGATGCTGATTACAAAATTGTTTAGGAGTTAAAATGAAAACATTTTTTGAAATGTACAGCCTTATCCAAAAGAAAAAGATGTTGCAAGAACAAGATGGATCTCCTATGCCGGGTGCCAATCCTCCTGTTGGCGGTATGCCAGTAGGTGGAGATATGAAGGAACCTTTTTCTACAGATAAACAGATTCCACAAGATCAAATGGGTGCATTCAAAGATCAAATTGGTAAAGGTTCTGCTCCTGCCGATACCGATGAAACAAATGTCGCTCCTAGCGAAGGTGGAGCCGATGAAGACACCGTTAAATCAGCAATTAACAAATTAAAAGATCAGATTGAAAACTTCAAATCACAAGACGAAGACAAGGGGCAACAAGTAGAAGATTTGTTGAAACAACTTGAAGATTTGATTGGCAGTATCACTGGTTCAGATGAAGAAGAAGAAAGCGAAGAAGAAGGCGAAGAAAAGGAAGGACCAGAAGGAAAAGGAAAAAGTGATACCGGCGCACCAGATATGAGTGGTGCTATGGGTGGCGCTGCTCAAGGTAGCATGGAAGGTGGAGATATGTCCGGTGATATGTCTGGTGGTGCTGGCACAGGCGCTGGTGATATGGCTGGTGGATTTGGTGGTGGTATGGGCGGCGGCGGAATGGGAGCCGGAATGGGTGGCGGTGGTGCTGGCGCTCAATTTGGCGGCGGTGGTATGAGTGGTGGCTACGGCGGCGTTTAAAGATTTAATTCCATCCAATTTTTAGGATGCCAGTTGGATTTATTTTTGTATAAATCCAACTGGTGATAATACTCAACAACTCTTTTTGTAGGTTCTTGATACCAATTTTGTTCAGTTATTTTTTTGAATGAATTGTCTGGATGAAATAAAATGGTATTTTCTGGCTCATGCTTCCATAACAAATAATCTTCTGCTCCAATGCCCCATTGCTTCCATCTTTGCAATCCTTCTAAAGTATAATCTTTATTTTTTATTTCAATAAGTTTTGCTTTATATTTTAATATGTATTCATACTTGTACAATCCAATAGACATTGCTGGAGATGTTTTTAAAGCAGCTTTTACAGGATTCTTTGGTAAAATAGCATATAAAAGATTTTTAAAATTTTTGCCAACTTTACAGGTATCATGAATAAGAAACCAATAATCTGATTGTAATTCATTTTCAGCAATATCAATTAAAGGTGTGTATTCAAAAGAATTGTGATCAAGTAAAATAGTTTCAATTCCATTTTCTGACTTTTTCTCTCTCTGATTAAATCCACCATTAAACACTAATATGTCGTTCTGATCAATTCCAGACGCTAATAAAGTTTCAACAATAACAGGTATAGTTTTATTGCAAAAATTAATATTTGTAGCAATCGCAATTTTAATTTTCATAAATTCACCAAGGTTTGCTAATTTTTTTCATTAATTCTATTTCTTTGCTTTTGTGAACCGAAGTGCTTTCCATATGATATACAATGTTGTTTGTTATTATGCAAGCTCCTTCATATTTCTTTTGATTTTCTATATAAATAAAATCATCACCATACATGATATTACCATGTAATTCTGGAATTTCTTTCCAATCTTTTGTTCTTCCTAACATAAACCAACCTTGTTTTATTTCTTCAGGATATTTTTTAATTTGATAAGAAATGTTGGCTTTAAATTTATTGTTTTGCATTTCTTTTATTATTTCATTATAATTATACGAAATCTTTGTTTTCACTGTTGATAAATTAATATTTTCATTTTTTTCTAGCAAGTTTATTATGCTTCCAATAAGCTCTGTGTGAAAAAATATATCATCGTTTATCAAAGCGTAATATTTAGATTTTACTAATTTCATGCCGTAATTCCAAGCAGGATTTACAAACAAATTTGGTTGATCATGAATAATATCAATTTTTTTAAGATTTTTATATTTAGGGGAAAACTTATCTTCTAGTGCATTGTTTATTATGATTACTTTTTCTATGCTTTTTGATTTTTCATATCGAAAAATCATAAAATCGATTGCAGCTTCAGCAAGTTGCAAAGTGGGAATAATAATTGTGCAACTGCTCATTTTGCGCCTTTTTTTGTTTTATTAAGTTTTTTGTAATTTACTAATTTATAGCGTAGTTTACCTTTTACGACAGGGCAAGCTACAATTTTATCTAAAAATTCATCAACGCCTTCAATGCCTTTCTTTTCAAATATCATTTTAAGTTGTTTGTATTTATCATCAAATTCTTGATTTAAATTATCTTTCCAAACATGTTTGGCAACTTTGCGTCTATTGTTGAAAACAATATCGTTTCTTTTTTCTCGTTTGGCTCTTAATTCAGGTGGCATTTCTTGAATATCATATTCAACTTTATTTGGAAGAAAAAGTATTTGTGCGTAAGGTTTTCCTTTTTGGAATATTTGCTGCTGACCTTCAAGGGGAGATTTAAACACGACGAAGAAAATACTACTCCAAAATTCGCCACGAATGTGACCGGGAACAGCGCATGGAGTAGACCAAGTTGGATCAGTATAAAAGCTTGGATGTGGTTCAACTCTGACAACATAGCCCGGTGGTGGCTGAATGTCTAAGCTTGATGTGAACCCATAATGCCCTTCAGCAAATGTGCCAAATGGCGGAATATTTGAATATTTAGCTGTTAATTTTTCTTTTGACCAATCACCATCAAAAACAATTTTACCTTTTATGTTTTTGACAATAGTAGTTGTTTCAAAATGATAAATAAGTTCTAATCCATATGTGCTTCCATCGACAAATGGCAAGCAATGGAAAGGCTGCGCTTTGCTACCGTTTGTGTGATCGTTAGATTCCCCAGCAAAACCGGGTATTTCAATCTTGATTTTACGGGGACCAACACTGCCACCGTAAGTCCGATAAAGCACTTTGGTTTTCTTTTCCATATCTTAATAAAGTGAAAATAAAAGCAAACTGGACTAAATAATTTTATGCTACCAATAGGTCCAAATCCGAATCAGTACGAAAAGCAAATCAATCCTTGTCCAGATCCAAGTTTGCTAGGTAGATCTAACAATCAAGATCCTCCTCCCGGTATGGATTGTAATGTTAAACCCGACAATCAAAATAATGTTGGCGATAATGGTGCTGCTGATTGGCTAAGAGACAATTTTGTCAACAATTTAGGTAATGGTGCAGCTAATAACTGTGATCCAATGCAGGCTGGTAAAATTGTCAATGATCCAGCTAATGAAGTTAATGAAAACACAATTTACAGATATTCAAAATCTTTAAGAGGAACTGATGAAGGTGTTATGGACCTCTTTAGAAATATTGTTGTAATTGATGAAGACGGCAAAGCTCACCAAGTGCCAATTATTTGGGCAACTCAAGAACGAGCAGTTGCAGCAATTTTGCAACAAAATGTTCGTAAAGATGAAACATTAGTTGTTGACAGAATTAGATTGCCAATGCTTGCAATAAGCGCAACAGGTTATGAGTTTGATGCTAAAAGATATACTTATCATCAAGCATTAAGTTATGTGGAAGCTTATACAGGTGCTAGTCCAGTAAAAGGTCCAAAATACGCAAACAGAGAAACATTATTCGGAATAGCTAGAGGGATACCGATCAATATTACCTATACATTATATGCATGGACTATGCAATTAGAAGATATGAATCAAATATTGGAACAAATAGTTACGAAATTTAGTTTAGTAGCGTACATAAAAGTACGAGGTGTGTTGCAGGAAGTAATTGTCAAACTAGATTCTATAGCAAGCAACCTTGAAACAGAACCGGGTGATGCAAAACTTAGAGTAATAAAATTTCAGTTTGGTTTAACCGCAGAAACTTTTGTTCCTATGCCAGCAAAGATATACGATTCGGTAATCAAGGTTGTGAAAGCAGATTTGGTGAATTCTGTAGAAGAATCTACAATTACTGAAGTTATAGCTAAAATTGAGGAGTCAGCGAAAGATTTATGATAGAGATAACAAACATTTGTAAGCATCCGGTTCAAATTGTTGTAATGAGTAAGAAAAAAGTAAATTCTTTTACAACTTTAAATATTCCGGGCATAGGCTCTAAAAAAAATATTTATAATTTAGAAGATGAAAGGTCTACTGCATATATAGAAAGAGTAGAAAAAATGGGTCTTATCAGAACAAGATATGTACCAAATAATATTTTGATTGAGGGAGAAAATTAAAATGGCAACTTTACGAGGCTTTCCCGCAAGCAACACCATCAGTCCTTCTGTGAGAATCACGGAAAATGATTTGACTTTTATTAGTCCGACTACAA